TTACCAGTCAAACCTGTATTGCCAACAGCACCTTGAATTCCTGTGTTACCAGTTGCACCCGTAGAACCAGTGGCACCTGTGTTGCCTACCGCTCCAACCGCTCCAGTATTACCAGTAGCCCCAGTGTTGCCAGTGGAACCAGTGTTGCCAGTATTGCCAGTACTACCTGTAGCACCTGTTCCTCCTATTGCTCCGACTGCACCTGTCATTCCTGTAGCGCCAGTCAACCCAGTTAATCCTGTATTTCCTGTTGCTCCAGTGTTACCTGCGCCAGTTACTCCCGTTGAACCCGTAGCACCAGTGTTACCTACATTGCCTTGAGTACCTTGTGCTCCTATTGCTACTGGAAGCCATTGCCCAGAACCAGTGTCATAATATTTAAGAACTGTCATAGCATCAAACCTTTAATTTCTTCTTCGGTTAAACCTAGTTTTATTAGTTTGTCTATTGCAGATTGTTTATGGTTATAGAAATCAGGAACCTCTTCTTGACTAACTATGTTATTTAAAGGATGCGGATGTTCTGGTGAACATTCTATGCAGTAGCCACCAACTCCGTAAGTAATATTAATTGCCATTATGACATCCTTAAAAGTATTGCTGGGTATGCACTGTTATATGTAGTGCTATAAGTACTTCCCCAAGTAGAAGGTAATGCTCCAGTTACTCCTGTTTGATAGTAACCTGTGCTAACGTGTCCAAAACCATAAGGGTCATTAGTAGTACCAACAAAAGGGTTGTAATTTCCACTGGTTATTACAGTAAGAGCATTGGCACCTTGAGCGCATGCTGCAACCCATACTTGACCAGATAATGTTTGGGAAATAGTAATTCCTTGGAGGCCAGTAGTACTCATACTAACTGTGCCATAGTCTGCTAGTAATGCACCAGGTAATCCATTGTTATCTAAATAAATACCTAATCTCATTGCAGAACCAGTACCTAAAGCATAAGCAGCAATGCTATTAAAGGTAGTTGCATTTCCAACATAGAAAGGAGTAACATATAAATTATTTTGAGTTACAGTATTATTGCCACCCGTGCCAGTATAGTTACCAAAATGCCAAGAGTTTGTAATCTTACCACGTCTAAACTGTAAATTGTCATAGCGCAAGTTATTCCAAGCAGTTGAACCATCACCAGTTTTTGAGTAACCAGTATCAGTTTCAAAACCTGTTTCACCTGCTGCTAGTGTTGGGTTTGAACTTGTCCAGTTAGCAGCAGTATCTCTACGAAGTTGGATATTGGTATCTCTAGTTACCGTTCCACCACTTACAGATGTTAGAGATGCTTGGCTTATATCTGCCCATAAAATTCCAGTATCTGCTGGTGCCGTGGTTTGGGAAACTATTCCTCGAGCACCAGTCATGCCTGTGGCACCTGTGTTACCTGTTGCTCCTGTCGCACCAGTTGCTCCAGTGGCACCAGTAGCACCAATTGGTCCAGTTAGGCCCGTGGCTCCTGTGGCTCCTGTCGCTCCCGTAAGGCCTGTGCTACCCGTAGCACCCGTGTTGCCTGTTGCACCAGTTACACCAGTCATACCAGTAGCCCCTGTTGCCCCTACATTGCCAGGAGTACCCTGTGGACCCTGGTCATTAGATAGAACAACAGTAGTCTCAGGGGTTGTGACCTGCTCAACAATTACATTGATAGCCTCAGTGTCTGGGCTGATATTGACAGATATGTTATTGCTGTCAATAGGTTCAATAATTACAACTGTCTCACTCATGAAGTCACCGCAGGTGTAACTACAAACTTCCCTTCAAGAAGACGAGTCACAACTGTACCTGAATTTAGCACAAAGTCATAAACATAACGGCCTGCTTCAAGTGCTGCTGTCTGAGTGCTTGACAATGTAACTGCAACAGTACCAGCAGTACCACCAAGTACAATCTTTCCATTAGCATTAGTTGCAGTAACTGTTGTGGTACTAGCACCAACGAATGGGCGCACTGTCATGGTTGCTGTATAGTTGGTTAGATTCCAGACAGTATCACCAGATTTAATTGTAAATTGAAATGTAAATGTTGCACCTTGTTCGCATACCAGATTATGTTTTGCACTCATTACATATTCACCTTTCTTAAGGCCGCGGCTGGTCCAAGTCCAGTTGTTCCAGCAATAGCATTACATGCACCTTGAAGGTCCTTCCATCGTGAGATAGGAAGTCCAGCATAGATATTACAAGCACCAGTAGCAGCAAGACCAGTAGTTCCAGCAAGTTTATTTGCTGCACCTTCATCGTCTAGCCATTGTGTCTTTGGGGGAAGTGTACCACCAAATGCGAGGCGGTTGAGTTCCTCAATTAATGTACTTCCTTCTCTGCCTGTTGCCATTGCTGACCTCTCTACTTCATATAGTCTGGAGTAATCAACTTACTCTTTGGCTTCTTAGGTTCTTCTTGAGCACCCATAAAAGCATTGTAATAATTAATATCAAACGAAAATCGTTTCATATGTGGAACTGTTGCACCTGTGTGTGCAAACAGTGGAACATCTGCCTTATCACATAGTGCAAAGAAATATATATCCTCACCCAGGAAGTTCTTGCCATGTCCAATGTCTGAGAACAATGGACCATCTGCAACAACGGCCCTAATTCTTTCCACGACACTTCTATGCATTAGGACATATCCCATGCCAGCTGCACCTACCTGTATTAGTTCGTTCTTAGGCAGTGGATGAATTCGCTTGACACCAATTTGATTTTCATTTACTACAAAATCAAACAATGTTGGCATTGGAACCATTAAAGTTTCTTCTGGTGTATCTGTTGTAAAGTAAACTCCTGTTAAGATTGGACGCTTTTCAACATCTTTATTATCCCAGAGAAGTTTAAAGGTATCTACACCAATTACAACATCTGAGTCAACCCATAGAAGCCAATCAGATTTATTACCATCATACCAATGATTAATTATTCGCTCACGTTGTCGAGCAATTTGATTGCCCTGACTGCGCAAGGTTCCAACAACATCAACCTCAGAATGAAGCATAACATCTGTAACGCCTTGCATAAACTTTCCATCAACCATACCATTATCGCACCAGGCGATTGTTAATTTGTCGTTCATTGTCCCCACCTTTACTATTTCTTTTTATTACGAGCAGATATTGCTGCTGCTTTTTTCTTAGCATCAGCTTTTGAACTAGCACCCCATGCTTGAAGCGACAACAACAAACGTGTTGGCTCACCATTAGGCTTGCGTTCTGGTCCTGGAGCTCCACCCATACGTGCTAGGAAAGATGCTCTACGAGGATTGTCCCCAGATTTAACTGGAGGCTTGAGGGTTCCACCTTTGTAAGATGCTCTACCCTTTGCATTGAGTCCACCCGTAGGTGACTTACCTTCTTTGCGTGTCCATGCCTCAGTCATTTGTTTTACTTCATTCGTGTATCTGGTTGTGTTGGCCCAACTGATGTAACTGGTCCACGTGTTAGCGGTGGACGTACCATTGCTGCAGCAGGGTTTCCCTTTGTGCCAGGCTTGTGTTGTGGGTCGACAGCCTTATAATCTTTTGCTTGGCTGCGTGTCTTAAGTCCAGTAATATTTACGATTGGCATTATTTCTTCTTCACTTTCTTTGCTTCCGATAGGGCTATAGCGATTGCTTGCTTAGGGTTCTTGACAATCTTACCACCCTTACCAGAGTGGAGAGTGCCAGCCTTAAACTCATGCATGACCTTTGCGGTCTTCTTTGCTGCTTTAGTTTGCTTCTTCATTTCTTAATCTGATTTCCTTTGGTATCATAACGACGGCCTTGGAGTCCAGCTCCTAGAACCTGACCAAATTCCTTGCGTGTTTTAGCAGCAAGAGCATTTGCCTTAGCGTCGGTCCCTGGTCCTGATGTGTTGCTCATTTCAATTTGAGACCTATATGATTGATAGGCATCATTAATTTCATTAGCAAAGTTTTGTAGGTAGTTGGCTTTTTTAGCAGCCATGTCACTTCTTCTTCTTTGCTACAGACTTCTTAGCAGACTTCTTGACGACATCCTTGATGCCCATCTTCTTTTCCATTGCTGCCATCTTTGAGCCTTCGCCCTTTTCGTGCTTCTTCATTGCTGACTTTGATGCGTACATTTCCATTTTAGCCATTATACTGCTCCTATTTCTTTGAGTACTTCGGTTGATGATTTAGTTATATCTTTAGCCTTAGGCATAGTCTCAGCATTGTAAGCCTTACCCAAAGTTTCAGATGCCGTATAAGCTGATTCAATATCAGCCATGCGTGTACCTGCTGGCTGCATGCCTTGTGAGCGTGCATCCCTATATGCTTTCAGTTCTGCATTCCATTTCTTATCTGGAATATCTCGTGTTGCATCTCCTGGATTTAATTGAAGACCCTTGGCCTTACAGCCAAAACAATCCTCGCCACACTGAGTATGGTCAACTGAAATCTCTTCATACTCAAATGGTTTATCAGAAGTTATATCGCATAGTACGCAACCCCAAAGGCTTGCTTCAAAATTATGTTCTGCAGTAAAGCCCCACTCAAGAACTTTACTAATGTGCTGGTGTCCCATTTGTATTCCTATTCCACTACGAAGTTAGCTTCAGTTACTCCAACGCCACCAGCAATCAATGCTGCCTTAGTTGCTTCACTTACTCCACGTGTTACATATCCTCCACGATATACTTCATCGTAGTTGTTTAAGTCTGAATCCACAGAGTATCGAATCTGTGAATAGACTCCACCAGATTTAACAATGGTTATTCCTTTGCGCAGTTTTGCGAAGTAGAACAAGCGGTGCTTTCCTGATGGACCTTCTAGCACATATGGTGTGCTGAATTTATAAGTTGCCATTGTTCTCCTTAATGAACTTACTGATGAGGCTAGGTTTCCCTAGCCCCACCCGTCAATCAATTATGAAGCGATTGATGAACCTGATTCGATTCGGTATAGTGCTTCTTCACGGTAGCGTGCAAAGCCTAGTACGCCGTACCAACCCATTGGGCGGTGACGCATCAACTTGTCAACTACTGGTCCGATTACTACGTGTGGCTCTTCTGCAACTGCCTCTGCCAATGCTTGCTGTCCAGCAATAATTGTGCGGTAGTTACGAGCAGATGATGCACCGTCAGTAGCATTGTACAGACGTGGTGACTCTACGAAGTATGCACCTTCGTATGTACCGATTTCGCCTGCCCAGATGCGGTCCTGTGCAGAACCGTACTGGTTTGGTAGCAACCAACCTGATGAACCAGTCTCAGCACGAAGGTCGTGTGAAACTTCTGGGTGGATACCAGCCCAGTATAGTGAGCCCTTGCGAGCGATTGTCTTACCAGCGCGTAGCTTGGCAACTGCCTTGCGTACGTTAGCTGAAGATAGTGTAGCAGCAGCTGTTACAGTTGCTGTTGATGTTGCTGTTGAACCTGAGTAGATTACGTTTGTTCCGCTGCGCAATGCTGTCATTGCAACAGAGTCAATAGAATCTGCAAGGTTGAACGCGATAATGTTAGCAATTGCTGGGTCTACATCAGCTAGGCTGAATAGTTCCAACGCACGTGTTACAAGAACAGAGTTACCGTACTCGTTAAGAGTAATAGTAACTGATGTTGGTGTAGACAGTGCTACTGCATCTGGGTCAGTATCTTCTGTCAGAGCAGATGTTGCTGGTGATAGGTCAACGTAACGTTGTAGAACAACTGTTGAACCTGGGATAGACTGGTTAGTAGGACGCTTATCTGCGACAGAACGAATTAGGGGTTCTGCACGGAGGGCGAATTCTAGAAGACGGTCATACGCCTTCTGTACTAGACCAGCACTTCCAAGTGTACCTCCGAGTGAGGACGAACCTGTGGTTGTGTAGGCATTAGCCATTTATGTCACCTCCAAGTGACTAGGAAACTATGATTTTTGTGAGTAAAGAATTGAGATTAACTCTTCTGCAGATTCTGCATTGTTGAGTCTCATCTCTAAGTTCTCGCCTCGGTCAGGTGTTGTAGCACCTTGAGTGACACTGTCCTGGTTGCGTAATGCAGCTCGGTCAATATCACTTACTGCTGGTGCATCTTCAGACTTCGTAAGCCCGAACAAATCTCCGTTATCTTCTAGCCAATTATTAACTGACTCTTCAGATACATCGTCTATGTCCTTGAGGATTAATCGAACTGCCTTAGGATTTACACCCTTCTTTTCTAGGACTTCTTTGACTGTACGCTCACGCTGCTGCTTGGATAATCCTTCGAGCTGGTCTGTGAGTTCTTTGATACGCTTCTCATCTGCACGCTTGGCCTTACGCAACTTTTTAAGTAAATCGCTTCCGTCCATAGGTGTGTCATCGATTGTATCTTCGTCTTCGTCTTCGTCCCAGTAGTTGTTGCTCATAGCAACCACCCTTCTATTCGTTGTTAGTCGCAAGCCTCAGTATCTAGTCGGGGAACTAGACTGGCTCTTGCTATCGGTCTTATACGCTGACGGGGCCGATAGGTCCGTTCAGGATTCTATTTGTTAAATGATACCTGCTGTTGAACTCTTCTTTAGGTATCCGCTTGAGAATGTTCCAGGAGCGGTTCCTGCGCTGCCAGAGAATCTTGCATTCTCTAGAGCATATAGGTCTAACTTCTTGCGTTCTTCAGATGCTAGTCCCTGGATTCTTGCCTTCTCTGCTTCTACCTGTCCATACTGTGGTAGACCCTTAGAGATAGAACTTAAGAACTCAGTCTGTGGAAGCTCTCTAGCAATTGCTCGATAGTCAACATTAGCCTGGGCTGCATCTTCACCTGAACGCATTGCTGCTTCTGTTCCGATGGTACCACCCATTACATTTGAGTATCTATCTGATTGGATAGATGTTGCTGCTTCGAATGCCTGGAGTCCCTGCTTAAGAGCAGCTCCACCAATCTCAGCAGAAGTAATCTTCTTCTCAAGTGCAGGCAATTGGTTCTTAGGGTCAAGCATTGCTGCGACCAAATCACCTGTAGATAGTGATGAACCAAACTTCTTTAATGCATCAAGTACATTTGAATCAGCATTAAGAACTCTATTGTAAGCCATTGTTACTCTAGCCGTTACCTCATCTGGTGCTAGTTCATTGCCAATTAGCGTAGCGTACTGAGATGTATTTGCAAATCGACCAAGGTCATATGCCTTGAATATCTTTGCATATGCTTGCTCGTTAGCAAAGTAATCTTTTTCAGATAGAGGCGCTTTACCTGCAGCTATCAGTGTGGCATTGCCAGAGAAACGTTCTAGGTATGACTTGTTGTAACGTGGGTCGCTACGAAGCAATGTTAACATATCAGTTGATGAAATGTCTGGATAGTCTGAACGAATCTGTGCTAATGTATCTGCAAGACCAGTAATCTTATATACACCAAGACCAGCAACCATTGATGCATATACTGGGTCTTCTGATGCTGAACGTGGATTCTTCTCAGCATCTATAATCTCGTAACTTCCATCGCTATAGATTATAGTTGTGCTTCCATCAGCATTCTTAATTTCATTTGTCTTTATCTTAGTTGGCTGTTCCCCTGGAACTTGAAACTCGGAACCAGTTTGGATTCCTGCCATTGGGTAATCTACATTAGATACCTGATTAGTTACGCTAGAACCTACTGTTCCACCATAGCCAACCTCAGGTGCAGCATAGTAGTCAGGCATATCTCTATCTAGTCTTGCCATTATAGATTAACTCCAAACGATTGAGCCATATACCTTAGGTCGCTCTTAACTGTATCTTTATAGAACTGTGTATCTTTAATACCTGGCTTCTTCCACTGTGCCTTCTCCCAATCAAGAACTGGAATAGCAGTCTGCCCTGCTGCTACATCATATAGGTCTGTAGGTACTGGGGCCTTACCGTAAATCTTTTCATATGATTGTGCATATGGTGACATCAACGTAGATACCTTAGTACCCTTTAGAATCTGTTCTTTCCATGCTGGGAACTGAGTCGCTGCTTGAACTTGAATATTATCAAGAGTATTCTGTAATGCTTGGTCGCTACGAATTCCCTTGACTGCTTCAGAGTAAATCATTTTATCTGAGGCTGGGATGCCATTGTCTGCATGAGATGCACGAATCTGGCGCACTACTGCACCCAATGAGCCCTGCTCAAGAGCCATATCATCTGCTGTATCAGGTGTAGTCTTTGCTGCATTGTACCGCTTGGTTGCGTCTGCCTGGACATATTTAAGGAAAATGTCTTCCTTTTCTTGCAGACTAAATGCAAAGCCTTTGGCACCAGCAGCTTTTTCAGCCTTGTTAATCTCGGCTGCGTAAGCAGATGCTGTCTTCTTATCTGGCATTACATTGAACAAGTCAAGATACTTGGTTGTCATATCAGAGATTAAAGCATCTGGATTAGTTACTGCAATAGTTTTAGCTGTGCCAGTTATCTTACCAAAAGTCTGATTTGCTAGATTAGGATTCTGCAAGAAACGTGAGATTGTCTGGCTATATGTCTCACCAACTTGGTCAGCCTGTTTCATCATTGTGCCTAGTGCAGAATAATCTGCTGGACGCAATGTAACTGCAGCGCCCATGTTCTTTACCCAGTCAGCAGTTGGTGCTTGACCATTAGCATAAAGATTCGGAATAGAACCTAATGCAACAAGAAGGTTAGCTTTCTGTTGATTAGTCATTGTAGCTGGAACTGTGTATGGAGAATCTGTTGTGTAAGTAACCTTATTGTATACTGGCACACCAGTAACTGGAAGCTGTCCTACAATCTGAGGTGGGCGACTAGTTGTCTGACCAGTCATTACCTGTGTTCCTAATGGGATACCACTAATGCTAGTACCAGTTGAACTTCCTACAGGTACTTGACCTGCAGCAGCTGCTTCTTGCTTTGCAATTTCTGCTGCAGTTTTTCCCTTAGTCTTGTTTTTATTAGAAGGGATTGCACCTGTCTTGGAACCACTCTTACTTGCTTGTCCCTGTTGGCCTGATACTGCCATTGATTACCCTTCCAATTCTTTCTTGAAGACTCCATAGAAAAGCTTCTGGAAGTCTGGATACTTAGTCATTAGTCGTAGTGCTTCATTAGATAACCATGCACGCTGTGATTCAGATGCCTTGTTAGCAAGACTCTTCATACCACTAGCAGCAATTGCCTGGTCACGTAAGTCTAGATATGCACGTGCTGCAATCAATGCACTTGAATCAGAAAGCTTAGGGTCTTCAGATGCTAGACGAATCTGTGCAAATGAACGCTCTTTCCACTGTGTATCGAACTGTGGTTGCACACGACCTGATAGGTTATATGACTTAGTTAGCGCATCCTTGGCTTCTTGGTACTGTGATGATGACCAACCCTCACCCACGGAACGGGTCATTAGACGGTCCATAGAGGCCGCATAAAGGACGTTGACTGCTTTGTCCATTACTTCCTTAGCAGACATCTTAGCAAAGGCTCCACGCTCCTTCTGATATTGGAACAATACCTTTGATAGTTCTCCATTAGGATAGAGATAGCCGTAGATATCTCCATACTTCTGGACAACTGATGGGTCATTCTTAATCATATTATACGTAGGAAGGTTAGTTGGTTCATAACCTGTGGTAGACTTAATGATAGCAAAGACTTGTTCTGGTCCATATGTATCTAAGAAATCAACATATGCCTTGTTCTTATCTCCGCCAGCATTGACTTCCATATTCTTAAAGTTAGCCCATAGTGCAGTTGCTAGAACTGTGTCACCATTACTGTTCTTTGCTAGTGCTTCAGGTCGTAGAGCAAATGGGATTGGTGTTAGTGCGCCAAATAAACCACGCCACATTGTAAAGTACTGTGCTAAATTATGACCGTCTTGTGTCAGGCGAGCCTGGTCAGCTGGGTTTAATAAGTCGTACTCTCCACTAGATGCAAGGTATCCCATTGATGGGGCAAAGGCTGCAGCAAATGATGACTCAACACCAAATACTCCACCAAGTGCACGCACCCAGTTAGATGATAGTAGTGGTCCTTCTAGAAGACCAGCATTACGCACATCAGGCGTACCGTACGGGAACGCAATCTTAAAGATATCTTCTTCCAGTTGTGTTGGAAGCAACTTAAGAGGGTTCTTATTCATAGCATCTAATGCGGCAACTGACCAGAGTAAACCAAATCCTGCACCAGGTAGGAATGTTCCAGCACCTAGTGCGAAGTTAAATGACTGTGGTGCAGCAGAGAATGCGTATGGTCCAGATACTCTAACATCTGAACCTCCTGGAACTATACCTTGAAGTATGTTCAATGCACTGCTTGCAAGGGGAACAAAGAACTTACGCTCTCCAGTCTGTGGGTCTCCGAAGAAGAATCCCTGATTTGGGTCATAGTAATCATTAGCATCTGTCAACTCATATAGAGCTGATGACTCAGGTGTCGATAGCCAATTACCAATCTTCCCAACCTTATAAATTTCTCCAGGGTTATCAAGTGCAATCTTACCCCATGCCTTCATGGTGTCTTCCCATGCTTGACCAAATGGTGCTATCAAACGCAGTTGATGCCATAGCAAGTTACGCTTTGAAGCATCGTAGAATAGATTCTCTACTGACTTATTAGCGTATTTAGCAGCAAACTGGTGTGCCTCGTCTAATGTTAATGGACCTTTACCATCGGCTGCATCTAATGCTTTCCAGGCTTTATGCTCTTTACCGATATTCTTTCCAGTAACTGGATTGCGTAGTGATGATAATGACTTAGGCGCAGATGCGCGAAGTTCCTTTAGAGCCTTAGAGTTGAGGGAACCAGATAGATTATGGATTGCATCCCAGTATGACTGACGCCATTCAGGTCCCATAGTGGTTGTTTTTTCAACTCTAACAGCAAAATCAAAAAAACCTTGTGATACTTTATTGACAATGCTTGGCTTTAATATACCAGATGCTGCGACTGCAGTCTTTGGTACTGTCATAAGGATGTTATCCCAGTTGCCAGTATCAGCAAAGTTCTTCTCTAATGCACGAGTAAACTCTTTATGCAAGTCAATCTTTACAAACTTACCCTTAAGTCCTTCTTTTTGTGCTTTAAGCGTGGCTTCTGCAATCATCTTGCCAGTAGGAATCTTAACTACTTCATTGCCAATCTTAACTTCACCTTTGAGTAAAAGCTCCTTGATAAGGTTGGAACCAGACCCACGGCCTGCCATTTCCTCAATACGAGCAAGCACAGATACCTGCTCACCCTTATCATTGATTCCCTTGAATAGGAAATCCATCAAACCGTTCTCAGTTGTTGCCCAGTTCTTGAACTCGTCTGACTTAGATGCAACAAACTTATCAAGAGTCTTGCGACCTTCACCCTTTAGGAAGTACTTTACTGTATCAAGTTCTTTACCTGGCTTGGTTGCAATAACTTTCTGTACAAACGCTGAGTTATGCAGGATGCGAACCTGGCTCGAGAAGCCTGACCACCAGTTAGGGTGTCCAAATACTTCTTTAGTGTAGCCAAGAGACTTGACTAACTTGCTCATCTCGCCATCGCCACCCATGCCTGACATGGCATCAGACATGAAAGCAACATAGTCATTACCAAGTTCGGCTGCAAGGGCCTCAGATGCAAACTCTTCTTCTGATGAAGACATCTTAAATGATTTTCCGTACACATCATTCTTGACTGTGTCAAGTTGGTTCAATAACTGCTTCCATTTAGGACCACCAGGACGACCAATCCACATAGCCATAGCTGAAAGTGGGTGATTTAGGAATGAGATATGACCTGTACCGAAGACACGAATCTGTTCTTCAATAATATTTCGGCTAATATACGCAGGGCGTACAAGAACTGACTTTTTCCATAGGCTATTAATATCAGATAATGCACTCTCTGCATTAACAAGTCCTTTTCCAAACTTAATACCAGCAAATTTTTTGGAAGTATTAATAAAATCCATCATTGCCTTGGCATCAGGTACGAATACAAAAGAGTTTAGTAATTCTGAGTCTAAATGCGCACTATGAAGATTTACTTTTTCTCCACCAATTACAGCAAATGTAATATCTGCACCCTTGGCATGCTGTTCCGCCCAGTATGAGGACATATTTAAACGTTCAGTCTCGAATACTCGAGTTGCTTCTTTCCATCTTGCAAGCTCTTCGCCACTAAACTGTGGTGCATACTTCTCAAAAACTGTATTGAATAACTTTGATGTTGCGGTCATACCAGCTTTTGCTTTATCGGGTGCTGTAGCAATCTCAGTTAGAATGTTATCTAGCGTAGCCTTGTCGAGTTTCATATAACGACCGACATTGTTTACCGCTGCAAGTAGTTCATCTTTGTTGTCAAGGTGGATAAGTGTGCCACCAGATTGTGGTAGAAGTGCACCATACTTACGACCAAATGCATGAATCTCATTTGCTGCCGCAAGAATTTTTTCTTGCAATGGCATGCGAGTTAATGCTCGACCAGCTGCCCCACGTACTGCATTCATTGCACGAATGCGGTCACCCTTAGGTAGAACGACATCTAGTGAGTCAGCAAATGCATTACCAAGATAGTTTTGTTTTGCACTCTGTGATGCTTCTCTTAAGAAGCGTCCAGTCTTTGTACCAGTCTCAAGCGCACGCTGTAGTGGCTCTCCATCTGCAATGAATGGCGCTATGGTACGCAGTACTTCTTCACGAGTATTGGCTTTAGCAAGAGCAACAGCTTCATCAGCTGTAAACTTTCCCTTAGCCATCTTCTGAATTTTTAACCAGTCGTTCTCATTTGCAATGGCGTCAATAATATGTGAGCCTTTTTCGCCAGAAATAAATGTTGAGATGCCCTGATAGTCGATGCTCATGTTCTTGAATTCATCTTGAACTTTAGCTAGACGCTGAAAATTTTTAAGGTATGCCTCTGTATACTTATCCTTTTGAATGGCAGTCTTAGCACCACGGACAGCAGCAATAGATGCATCTGTCTTTTCCTTTAGAGTCTTTAGTTGCGACTCAAGGATACTGTATTCCTTTGCGGCCTTGGCTGCTTTGATTCCAGTAGTTGATTCAGATACTAACTTTGCAGCATCACGTGCTTTAGAAACTTGCGAGTATGCAAGGAATGGGTCTGTTGCTACAGATAATCCAATTTCACCTATGGCATCAATGACGCGTGCATAACCTGACTCAGGATGTCCGCCAATTAATACATATGCTGCTGGGTCAAATATAGAATATGGACGGTAGTATGTCTGTCCATTTTGCTTGAACGCAACTTTGGCAAGATTCATCTGCTCTTTACGAGCAGCTGCTGCTGCGCCTGTTTCTTCATTAGGAAAGAACCCAGTGCCAAGGTCAACCTTACCAGTTTGGACTTGTTGCTTAAGAACTTGAAAAGCAGTTATCTGTCCAGGTAATTCTTTTACAATCTTAGGAATTGTTTCTTTAGCAATTTCTCCTGGCTTAGCGCCACCCCATTGCCATGCATTTCCCTGGTCTTGAATCTTATTCCATTCGCTTACAAGCGAACGTGCAGGTGCTGATAGAGTTTCAACAATTGCATTACCTACAACTGCTGCTCCCTTACTCAATCCCTTGATGCCAGACCATAGAGCACCGATTGGTGTAGCATTGAATCTATCAGTTGATAGTTTGTTGCTTGCAATTACAGAATCAGTCTTACGCTTATCCTGTGTCATCTTGTCAATTTGTGCAAGAGTTGTTAGGATAGGATTAGATGCGAGTGTACCTTGCTTGGCAAGTCCAGTGATTAGACCAGCTGATGCTTCAGGGTTCTGAGCAAACATTCTGCGTGCTTCATATCCTTGCGGACCAGTGATAAGTGACATGCTTTTTTGCAGGTCAGTATAGTCAGCTTGGTCTTGCGTTGTAATACGCTCTTGGACACCAGCCATAATCGGCAAGCCATTAGCATCTAGTTTTACCTTAGGTAATGATGCCATATTTACATACGTCCCTGGTTAGAAAGACCTTCCAAGACAAAACGCAAATCCTGATTTGTTGGGTCTTGCATGTATAGAGCCTGTACAATTTGAATTGGATTCTCAGCCTGTGGCGTAGCCATGGCAGGAAGATTTAATATTGATGAGTCAGGTCCTGGTCCTGAGTCTGAACCATATGTTAATACTTGGTCAGGTCGCTGTGTTGGCTCATTAAGTCCAGTAATGGCAGGAAGTGATGCCATTCCACCAGCAGATGATTGTGCAGCAACTGCTGCAGTAGGGTCACCAGCTAGTGGTGCTGCAGTTTGGTTAGCCATGTTCTGTCCACCTTGACCATAACCTAGTCCAGGCATATATTTTGGAGCTTGTGTTCCGCTCTGACCATTGCCACCTGTAGCAGAAATATTTGCTGGATTATTTTGAGGTGCAGTTGGGCGCATACCGCCGCTGTTCCCTGGTGTTCCTGCCATGATTCCTCCTACTTAACGTATTGTTCAAAAACATGAAATGGAGCTGCTGTTCCATTATTATTAATTGCTGCAACTTCCATTGCTTCTATCGCACCGACTCCTGCGTATAATGCACCAAGTGCATAATCTCCGCCAGAGCCGATTCCATACAAACCATCTTTGTTCATAGCAACTGAAAAGTCGCTATCAATCTCAAATATCTTTCCATTGATTCCAACAAGAAGACTTAGTTCAAACTTGCTGCTATCATCATCTGATGACTTAGTGAATTCAATGCCAGCCTCAGTCAAGGTTGTCTTCAATGATGGCGCTACTTTATTAATTACAAACTCATAAAGATTTTGTTTTGCTTTTGTTGTTACTAATGGAGGCGTCCACCCATGGAGTACCACTTGCAAAGCACGATAGTCACCAGCACCACCGATAACATAATTCCCATTTTGTATTGCCTTTACCATATTAGGATGGTTATAAACCTTACCATCTGCAACTACGCGGGAATCACTTACTATGACACAACCTTCTGTGCTTTCTACACCTATGATTGTTGTCATTGTCCCCTACTAACCTATGCTCTAGTTACTGTTCTTACGCTTGAGTTTGCTTTTCCACTACCGCTTAGCGATGAAATTAATGATGTTATATCTCGTTGTGGTCCAAACGGAGCTCCTGGAGTTGGTGGCTGTGCTCCTTGGTCAGGGGAAGCGCCTCCTACTGGAGCAGCAGCGGGAGCAGGGGACGGTTGCTCAACCGTAGATTGCGCCCCAGTAGGAGGAACTGGTTGCTGCGGAGTGAATGTGGCTTCAATTGCGTCTTCTAGAGCTTGGCCCTTTTGACGTGCCTTGATAACCGCAGCAATTTTATTTACCATCTCCGACGGGTCTTGTCCCTGTGTTGCCATCGCTGGAATAGCCTGAGCCATTGCAGTAATACCACCGAGTAATGCTGAACGCATATCCTCAATTTCAATTTTCTCAAGTTCTTGAGTTACATTGACAGTGAATGGAAGTTCTCTCATAGCCATGTCACGGCTGATTAACTTACCACCTAGTGCTTGTAGCATGAAGATAAGTCCCTGTGCTGGGTTAAGACCAGCTAGCATACCATAACGAACATCAGCTGAGTAATCAGCCTTGATATCTTTTGATGGCTTGTATGTGATTTCGTAAGGAGAGCCTGAATCTACACCACGAATAGTCTTCTCTTCTGGGTAAATCTTCTCATCAACTTCGAAACAAACCTGAATTACATCGCGTAATGCTGATGCAAAGATTGCTTGTGCTGACTTGACCTGTGTATCAAAGGCTCCCATAAGAGCCTGTACGCCTTGGCCAGTAACAATAGATGCATTGATGTTACCTGTACGTCCCTCAGGATAACGAGCACCAACGCGAAGTTCTTGGTTAAGAAGATTCTGTTCTGTGAATGCACCTTGTGGTAGAGTAAGTTCTACACGGCGTACACCAGCAGGGTTAGCTGTACGAATAACAGCATCTCCACCAAGTTGTAGTTCCTGCACATCTTGTGGAAGAACGATAGGAGCCTGTACTGATTTCTCAGCAGCCTCCATTGCAAGCAACGCGAAGCGGTTGCGTAGCAATTGAATACCTAGTACGTCATCAAACTGTCCGCGTAGTTCGCCATCGATAGATGGCTTACGTGCGATTACAACCATCATCTTACCTAGCGGATTTACCGCATGAGATAGAAGAAGGTTGTCCTTTGATGGGATGTAGATTAGTGATTGGTCTTTGTCGTAGTAGCGAATCATTTCAATCTGATGATTGAGGTCTTGCTTAAAGCCAGATGGCCCTAGTAGCTGACGCTCATACTCAGGAAACTGGGAAACAAGTTCGCCCAATGTCAACATGTACCGTTTTGCAAATGCCACACAACGTCCGTAGCGGTCAAACTCTGGGTAAGCCCCAATAGGATTTTCTACGCGGATACGTGGCAGTTTTGCTTCTTCGTCGAATTCAATAATGAAAGGGACGAAACCATATGTGATGTACCAGTCTGCACCTGAGTACATGTGTACTGCTAGGTCAGAGTGTTGGAAATAGTTTGATGCGATGCGTGTGCGCTTATCGGCAAAGTTGCGAGCGCGGTCGTTGACTGCATTTGCTGCGGAGCAGTTTACTGCAGGTAGCGGAGCCATAACTTCAGACAAGTCGCGTGCGACGATATCAATAAAGTTTGCTACTACGTTTGCATCTACGCCCTGTGGGAAGAAGTCAGGGTATACTTCAGCAATCTTTCCCTTGCGTACTGCAAGGACGTCAAGGTTGCGGGCATCACGTTCGTGGTTGCGCAGACGTAGCGAGGCAACGCGTGCTGCTACTTGCTCCATTGATAATGCCATTGTCATCCTAACCGTATTGCTCTGCCCATTGAGAGGCAAAGGCTTCATCTAATTGTACTGAGCCACGCTGTGACTTCTGATAGCGTGTGGCCCATCTATTGTTTTGGTACTGACCAACTCGTGATGATTGTTGCATCAGTTCACGAACACGAATGACAGCAAACCATAATGCCATCACGCAGTCTGTTGGGTTCTTTGTATCTGGTTTCCAAGTAATCAACTGTTGAGTCAGGGACTTAAGTCCTTCTGAACCTTCATTACTTGGCATCTCTATAATGTTGTTATCTTGGAAGCGACCATCACGGGTGCTTCCAAATAGGCTAGCCATAGAAGCTACACCGAAAGATACGTCCCACTTATTTTTGCCAGTGAAGTGTGAATTTAACTGGCAACCGTACGAAGCCAAGAAGTTCCGCAGGTCATCATCCATAGCATAGTACTTCTGATGTGCGTTGATTTCGACTCTGAACTCTTGAGGTTTGTATTTCTCTACCCACTCATGAATAAGAGCTGTTTCTTTTTGAGGAGTAGGGTCAACCATGTTGACACAATCTAAAACATATACCTTGCCATCGGCTCGGTTGTAAGTAACGGCCACGAATGCTGAACGTCCAGATACAGCAGGGTCAAAACCAATGACAGTGTATGTAGACTCTATGTGTCGCGGGTGTCCTGGAGTATCCGATTTAAGCGGTCCGCGCTTTCGCATACCGTTAACACATCCTGCAACGACTGTTGGCGAGAATATAGAATCTTCTTGGACGTCTTCTTGTTGGTAGACCATAGCCCAGACAGATGGCGCAACTTCAGAGCGTCTCGTAAAGAGAGAGGGTCCATCCCATTTCGGATAAAGTCCATCGGCATCAGGCTCGTCAATCTCATTCTCTTGCTGTGTTGTCTTAGGCCAGAGAGTTTTCCAGTTGTCTGGCTTCTCGTCAAACTCTAACACAGCGGGCTGGGAAAAGTAAGTAAAGGGTGACTTGCCGCCAGTCCACTGGTCAGGGTCACGAATCATTTTATATAGGTCAATTGGTGATACGCGTGTGCCTACAACCAAAAGCTTACCGTGTCTACCTAGACGAGTGATAACTTCCTTCTGCAGCCATTCAATCTGCTTTTCCCACTCATGGGCGTTGGAACCCATCACTACGTCATCAAGGATAATCAGGTCGGCACGTGCTCCGTAAATCTGAGACCCAAAGCCTAGGGCTTGAACGGTTGGGTCTTTCTCTCCAGAGTCTCGACCTGTTCCCAGGTAAATCATATCAGCTGACCATTGAGTCGCATCTGCCTTATAACCACCACTAGGGCCGAAGGCCACCTGTAGTTTTGTATAGGCTGGGTGTGAAAGTCTTGTCTTGATAGCACCAAGGAACTTGCGTGCCATACCCTGGGTCTTAGAGACTACAATGACTCGGGCATTAGGGTTTGTTACAATTTTGTAGACGACATAGTTAGTCGTGATGACCGTAGACTTGGCATGCTCAGGTGGCACGTTAATCAGTACACGGTTGGCAGCCCCAGGTTCGTAGGTCATAGAGGGGTGAATCCATCTAGGTTCTTTGCCGTCAATCAAATCTACCCAGTCGAGGTGGTGTTCAAAAAGCTTAGTGTCTAGGAACTGCTCAGAGAAGTCAGGAAATGATATGTCCTTGATGTCCTTCAGGTCGGCCTTAACGCCCTTACCTTCTAGGCGGGCCTTCTCAGCCCGTTCTTTAAACTCAGGTTCATTCATTGTCCATTGGCGGTAAGTAACCTCATTACGGCCTACAGCGTTCATAGCGGCCGTTATAGTCGAACCCTCGGCCAGGGTCAGGAGTACCCGCTCTTGGGCTTCCTTCTTGGAGATATCTACCTTACCAGGCTTGCGTCCCATCAGTTATATCCCCTTATAAACCCATATTAAACACCCGTCAGTAAACGGATATAACTATCCCATTATATATATTATATTATATATTATATAAGTCGCGGAGCCTTAAGCGGAGCGACTCTGTTATGTATTTATATACATAATAGATAACCTGTTCAATGTACTAAAACCGAACAGCTGATTTAAATATATTTTTATTATATAGGGCGATATATATAAAAGCCCTGGTCACAGGGCATATGGGCCCCATATAACAGAAAATTATTACGGGAGACATAATATGTTACGGGGCCCCAAGTTAAAACACTCTGGGCTCAAATAGACTTATCGACTTGTCAATTTATCGACTTATCTACTTATCGACAAGGTATTGTCTCTCTATTATGGGTAGACAGATAGGGTATTAAATGTCTAAGTATAATTAAAGAGTTTATTCTTGGACAGACTATCCCCCATGTGTCCAATTATCCCCCCCAATTATTATGTGAGAGACATCACACTATTATCTATTGACAAGCGAGAGAGAGTGAGTTACACTACGCGACTTCCAAAATAGGGGTGTGACGTACATCACAATTAGAGTGTGACCGACATCACATGGTTTCGACTTGACACGCCTAGTCTTATGGGGTATTGTTCTCCTTGTCATCAGATAGAGAGTGTCCCTCTCAACAGATAACACGACACGCCGAGAGTCTTACAGGACTTGACAAGTGTCCGAGAGTCTGATAAAGTACTCTCAACAAGTTAGAACCCCGATAGGGAGCGTCCCTAACTTGACAAGTCAATAGAGTTTAGATAGTCTCCACTAGTTACTAGTAGCAGCAGGTCGCCTGTGGTAACAGGACACTATCTAAACCTAACTTGACAAGTCCGTAGCGATAGGCTAAACTAGGTGCAAGTCCTAGACGGACACTAGACTAGAGAGATACTCTAGCCTAAGCATGAGAGGCACGACATGACCTACAACCCTTACGGGGGTTTAGGTAGTATCGTAGTCACGCCACGCAAGGTTCACGCGTCTGATAGACGCTTGGGCACTATCGGGGCACGACTAACCGACACTAAGCATGGTAAAGCCGTACGCATTAAGCGTACACGCACACGCCACGCCGTCACGACCAACCGACCTAAGGTTGAGCGCGTACTACCGACCCTTAGCGAACAAGAACAAGAACGCCTAGCGCGCGAACTTGCACTAGCAGAACGCGAACGCGAGTTCCGCGCCACGCTCCCAAGCGTACACATAGACGCGAACGACTAAGAATTACGCCACGCCTAGCGATAGGCTACATAGGTTCACGACCTAGCGTGGCACGACTTGACAACACCGTCAAGTCATGATAAGATAGGGGTACTTAGTGACTAGCGAAAGCGACCCACGCAAAGACAGGTTTTGGACTTGTCCTAAGTGTGGCAGACTTAATCTAGGCGCATGGTGTCCCTGTGAGAGAGGTTAGACATGGTACTTTCAATGGGTGACATGCTCGCGCTACTAATAGCCTTAGTATCGGTGAACATGGTACTATTGGTAGCGTTCCGTAGGGTGTACGTCTTAGAACGTAGACTACGCCGATACGAGGGCTACTATGACGCACGATAACCTACTATTGAACCTTACACAACGTGAGGTCGAGGTAATCCGCATGGCACTTAGAGTGCAAGAGGATACCCATAAGCGCAACGATTTCACTCACCTATTGGTAGAGGTACAAGACTTGCGCTCCAAGATTGCAGACATGATTATTGACAACGCACGTGAATTGACAAGGGCATAACACTATGCTATACTACAACTACAAGATGACGAGAGGGGGTGAGATACATGGAAAATGATGACAACACTAGAGAGTGTACGACTTGCTCTAGTACGATAGATGACGGTGACGAGATAGTCATGAACGAGCACGCTTACTGCACAGATTGTGTGTTTGTATGTGAGGATTGTAGTGACGTCAGAGATAGCGAACAGCGCATAAGCGTTGGCGTTATGAGTTACTGTGAGGATTGTGCTAGTTACTGTCAGCGTTGCGAGGACGGCATGGATAATGACTCTAGTCGTACCGTAGATAGAAACGAGTCATGGTGTGAGTATTGTTACGAGAATTACAGTTACTATTGCGACTCGTGCAACGAGTCGTACTCAGGTGACTGTACCTATGTACAGGATACGCCATACTGTGAGCGTTGCTACGAGGACGAGTGTTACTGGTGCGAGGATTGCGACGAGTCATACCCTAATGACAATCGTTGCGACTGTAACGACGGTGAGGGCAGAAATGGTTGCTGTCGTGGTAGCCGTACAAGCGGTACTATCCACGACTACTCATGCAAGCCTAGCCCTATCTTCAAGGGTAGTAACAAGCATGGTATGTATCTTGGCTTCGAGTTAGAGACAGAGACTCAAGCGGTAGAGGGTGCTGCTCGGTTTGCTTCCGCAAACCTAGATGGTGTAGCATACCTCAAGCATGATGGTAGTATCGGTAGTGGGTTCGAGATTGTAACTCACCCACATACTCACACAGAATACAGAGAGAACAGTAAGTTACTATGGAATACCATAGATAAACTACGCACAGACTATGGTGCTAGGTCATGGGATACAGATACCTGTGGCTTACACATACACCTAAGCCGTAGCGGTTTCAGTAGTGGCGCACACCTTCACAGGTTCATAGCCCTAGTGTACCACAATGCACCACAGATGATGAAGTTTGCTGGTCGTAAGACTAGGTTCGCTAGGTTCAATGATGTGTACACCTTTGATGAGTACGACAGACCTGTGTTCTCAATCAAGCACAAGACAGGTAACCCAAGCAGGGTTAGTAGCGAACGGTATTCAGCGGTGAACACACAGAATACTAACACAATAGAATTGCGCTTCTTTAGAGGCACAATGAATACAAGCGGTGTGCTAAGTGCCCTAGATTTAGCACAGGCTATGGTAGAATACACTAGGGAACTACGACTAGATGATGTCAAACTTGGCATGCTATCTTGGGACTGGTTCGCTGACTATGTAGCGTCCAACAATGGACTCTACCCCGACCTATACTCTAGGCTGGACAAGATAGAGGCAACAGACATACACAACAAGATACAAGCAGACGCATAGGGAGATGATACAATGTGCTTACTAATTGTGTGCGAGCCAAACTCCACACCTAATAAGGCAGACTTACACGCTGGTGCGTGTAGTAATCCACACGGATTTGGATTTGCTATACACGCTGGCGATAAGATAATCTCTGAGCGTAGTATGTCTGCCAAGAAATCTATTGCACGCTTCTTGGAATTGCGCAAGCAATACCCTGAAGGCTACGCCATGTGGCACGCACGATACGCCACACATGGTGTTAAGAACGAGCAGAACTGTCACCCATTCGTGGTTGGTGGTGATGAGCGTACTTACCTAGCACACAACGGTGTGCTTGACATAAGTATCGGCAAGTCTGACAAGCGTAGTGATACGCGTGTCTTCGCTGAGGACACACTACCTAGAATTGGTGGCGTGTCTGCACTTGATGATGATAATGTATGGATAATGGCTGAGACTTGGGCTAAGGGTAGCAAGATTGCTATCCTAACATGTGACCCAGCAGCCAAGCACCCTATGTATCTACTCAATGAGTCGTCTGGTTCATGGGACAACGACGGTATCTGGTGGAGTAATCAGAGCCACAAGCGTAGTACCTACGCGATACCAACAAAGACCCAAGCCAAGGACTATGATGACAAACTGTGGGACTACGCAGTAGAGGTAGACTTAGAACTCTGCCCCTTCTGCGAGTCAGCAACAGATGTAACAGACAACCCATACTATTGCAACCTTTGCCAGTCATGCTATGACTGTGGTATAATGATAGATGATTGTCTGTGCTATACACCCAACAAAAACTGGCAAAGCATACGAAGCCTTGCCCATTTACAATACGACTACTAAGAGAGGCACTACAAACAAATGACTACAACCCAAACAATCCTTGGTCTTGCTGAGGAATTACGCATTATCGCTGACGAGATTTCGTACAACGCGTTCGACTCATCAAGCGACTACCCTAAGCGTGGCACTATCGTGAAGGCACTACCTACACAAGCACGCTTCAAGCCTAAGTCTATGTGGGTATCACTAGGCAACGGCACATACCAGCACCTTACTGGTAGCAAGCGACTGGTCACTACACATGACCGACTTGACGGCTACACAGAAGTAGTGTTCGAAGCGTAACAATATCACCTGAGTATGTGTATAAACTACTCACTAACATTAAGAGAGAGGATAGACAATGAACATTGTATGGAAAGCAGAGTTATCAAGGGAGATGATGTCTCATCTATCACTTGACAAACAGAACGAACTTATGAGAACATTAAGTGAGCAGGTAGATTTTATTGCTGCTGCTTACGAAGTAGGAAAGGAGTTCAAGCATGAGCTACGAGCCACCACTTGATGATGACATAGCACTAGGCAACGACGAACTATGTGATGATTGCGGTAACCTTATGAGCGAGGATACCTGCGGTGAACCTGATGTAATGTACGAAGAATACTTCGAGAGTTAGGATTAACAATGCAAGGTCTATGTAATGGTGATGTGAACCCTGACTTGTGGTTCTCTAAAACACTACACAATACAATACGAGCAGTAACTATCTGCTCTTACTGTCCAGTTACAGAAGCGTGCAAGGTCGAGGGCATGAAGCCTGAGAACATAGACTATGGAGTATGGGGTGGCACGCTATCAGGTGAGCGACTACTAGAAGCAGGCGAACCTATTGACACACTAGACAGGGCACAAGCATTAGCCCTTGTCACTAAAGTTAGAGATAGGATTAGCCAATGAAGACACTAAGTTTCTTGCTGCTTGTATTAGCAGTATTCTTTGTATCAGACAACTCAACACAAAGCACGAACACAACAGACAAAGTCGTGCAAGTTACTTGGAGTAAGTCAGATAGCAAGGCATACGCTAGAGATAAACTCAGCGAGTGGCAAGATAAACAGTGGGCTTGCCTCAACAGTTTATGGGGGAAAGAGTCAGCGTGGAAGCCTGATGCTTACAATAGCGTCAAGGTTATGGGGAAGCACGCAGGCGGTATCCCTCAACTGTTGGGGCTTGACCCTGCTACACCAGCACCACGACAGATAGAGCGTGGGTTGGATTATATATACTACAGATACGGTACGCCATGCAAAGCATGGTCATACTTTACAAAGAGAGGTAACTACTAATGAGAGAGACAGACGAGTACAAGGTACTATGTATGGCATGTGATAGACCAATCAAAGGTGAGTCACTAATCGTACCAGTACCAGCAAAGGGCAACAGACCAGCTAAGCAGCACATGTTCCATGTGTCAGGACAGGCATGCTCTGATGCAGCACCAAGCAACAACATTATTTATTCTCGACACGAAGCACATAGAGGTGTTAAAGTTGGCTAAGCATGTGACTGAGATGAAGCCTGACTATACGCAGGCTATGGACATACGCGGTGAACCTACTATCGTATGTCCTTGTGGCTGTGAGATATGGAACCTCAAGACTATGTTCGATGATGATGGTGAGATTGGTATGTATTTCCTTGACATGGAATGTGCTGAGTGTGGTACACTAGCAACAGCACCAACACCTATAGACACGGAGGAAAGTTATGAGTGAGTTCTTACATGAGATAGTAAGAGAAAGAAACTTTAATCAAGATGCAATGGAATCAGTAAACACTTGGGTTGACCCATGGGATATACCTATCCCATATGCATTAAACATGCAAGGTAATCTTATCGATGATATTATTCAGCGTGATAATAGAGAAAGAGATAACAATGGCTAGTTATGAATACAAATGTGATGCTGACTCATCAGTCATCACTGTTACTAGAGGCATGACAGAGGATGAGATTGTCCCTTACTGTGACACATGCAATGAACCAATGTCCAGACTATACAGTGCGCCACCAGTTAAGTTCAATGGTGTTGGCTTCTATTCAACAGGAGGTTAAGATGGATTGCCTATGTAATAATGGCGGTTGCTCCGCCTGTGAACCAACCAATGATGAACTTCAATTTGCTAGCATGAAAGAGATTGAAGAGTTCTATGACATACATAGTGAAGACTTGTATGTTGACCCAGCAGAGTTAGACCTAGAAGACATTGAGGATTTCCTTGATGAGTAGATATAAAGCAACTAAGTTCTCGGTTGTCTTTTTAATTATAGCATTGCTAGGAGGAACAGGAATTTATCTATCCCTGTTCTTCCTAGCGATGATACTTCTAGTCGGTAACTTCCTCTGAAAGAGTGGCTCCCTCTGTCGATGTACTCTCTTTGTCGACAGAGGTTGAGTCCTCATCTCTGAATGGTTTATACCCACCCATCTTCCCAATCATACGATTGAGCGCACGCTTGGTACGCATACGAGCAGCATCTTCAGTACCTAATTGCAGTATGTTTGCAATCTCTTTATAATCCATTGACTCAGCATAGCGTAGAAAGATTATACGCCTGTCATCTTTAGCTAACTTCCAATAACCCCAGTCAACTTCAATCATCATTGCCATTAGGTTACCGCCTTCAGATGGTGCTGATGTGCCACCTCCACCACCCATATTCAATTGCGGTGTGATAGTTATGTCTTGTCGTAACACAGCAGGCAAGATTGCTTCAACAACCTCAGGTGCATAGTAAAATAAATCAGATACCTCATAGCCTAGTGACTTGGCTTTCCAACGCTGACAATAATCCAACGCTTGATTGCGCAATGAACGATACAATAAGTTCTTTGCATCTCGCTTGCCTATTGCTTCCCAATCATCTAACTTATTAGGGTGCTCAGCAAACCATTCATACAATGACTGCTTGATATCATCATACTCTACCATGCTATACTTGCGATGGTACTCTGATGCTACTGCTATTACAATATAATCCCAAGGTTCAATGCGTTGCCAGTTCATCTGCCATTGCTTTCTTATATAGTCTTGTCGCGGACATTAAATCATCTACAGTAATTAGGTATCCCTTACTAATGTTTGGTGGGATGTTACACGTAATATCACGGCCAAACTCTTTCACCGCATAGCGTAACGCATCTGTCGGTACAATCAACGTACTTTCTTCTAACACAAATGCCCAGTATGCTGCCTCAGTTACACCTAATCCTGATGGTGCCCAATCCTCAATCTTCTTGAAGTAACATTCAGTTTCAATGTATAGATTGTTTGTCTTGGCCCACTTGCGGTCACGCTTGACTTCTACTGTGCGTCCACCAGTAAGCAACTCATCTACTAACTGCTCACCCTTGCGCCCGTATCCAAAATCTAAATCGAATGAAGATTTATTAGTCATTGTCCCATTGCTTTCGTAGAACTAGCAACCCAATGATTGCATAGTTAGCCATATCCTTGAATGAATCTTCTAAGGATTCGTGCTCAGGGTTTGCACCACTGTCAATCAGGTTATTGATTCGTGCTAACTTATCATGCATTCGTACGCGCAAGCCATTGATTGCACCGCCAGGTGCTTGCGATATATTCTTAGGACCATAGTCTTTATGCTTACTCAACAACAAGTCAGAGAGTTCTTTGATTGTGTTGCTCAAGTGCACTTCTATATGGACTTCGCGTACAATAGAGGTATCGCTAAGGTTATCTTTAGCTGACCGTCTACCTTCTGATACGACTCTATCTTCAATCCCAGTCCTGATACGTATTGGATAATCTGCCATATCTCCTCATTCTCCATCTTCAAGTAAGTGTTTGAGTTCGTCATCAATCCCTGCCATACTAGTGCCAACAATCATATCTTCAATCACATCAACTATCACATCAGGTTCTGTCTCTGCCATGAATAGAGTCATGAATGTATCCTGTGTTATCTTCTCAATTAATTCAGGTTCATTAGAATGTTTATACATACATTTAAGTAATGACCCTACCATTAAACGATAACCATTAGGTAAGATTAATGCTGGGTCAAACTCTTCATCATCTTCTAACAAGTGGTCAACTGCTTCGAATACATCTTCAAATGTCTGACCACATTGTGGGCAAGGGTGTATCTTATTCTTCATTAGTTAGTCCCATCTTTTCTTTGATGAACTGTGCACCATATTTAGTATAGGCTGAGTTAACATCTTCTCCATCTCCGAAGGAGACAGTTGTTACTGGAAGTTCTCTTGCCAAACTGTTTGCGAACTCACGCCCTGGGGCATCACCATCAGCAAAGACAAAGACTCTTTCAAAGTCTGCAAGTAATCTTGTATAATGTTTCTTCCAACTGTTAGCACCAGGAACTCCAACACATGGAACACCAATCAAGCGGGACATAGTAAGGGTATCTAACTCTCCCTCGCATATCCCAATCCAATCACCAGCACGTTCAATGTCAAGTACATTATACATACGAGTATCACTACCAACCATGCCCATATACTTTGGTTCAACAGCAGGGTTAAGAGAACGGAAACGCAAGTCAACAACACCAGTCTTTGTAATGTACGGTATACTGAGTCGTCCAGTATACTGTTCATGTCCTGGCTCAGGCTCCGCGACTACGCCTAATCGTGCCAACCGTGCCACTTCCATTGTGATACCCCTGCTTCGAAGGTAGTCTTCGGCCAGATGAATACTTTCCTGATACTTCTTTGATGCTATGCCCAAGAGTTCCTTCTGCGAACTTTGCTGCTTCATGTATGTCGCACCTTTCCTGTTGTGCAATAATCTGTAAACTATTTCCTTGTACACCACACGCGAAACAAACAAAAAGATTGTTATCTAAGTTAGCTGTACCTGATTGATGGCTGTCCCCATGGAATGGACACTTAAGGTTTGCTTGTCCATGGTCACGAAGAATACTAGCACCGTAGTGTTCAAGCACTGACTTGATGCTAGGTAAATCATTCACCGAATATATCCCCTAATCTAAATACCAAGTAGGCGTCCGCAATGGCTTTGCCTCTCGCTTTAATGATGAGCGCAGGTGTAATCTGGTCTCTCGATAATCCTCGGGCTTCAGCATAATGCGTTGCTTCCAACTGCGCTTCTCTGGTCCAACCACTGAGGTCGACTTTGTTTCCTGCACCTGGGGCTTTTGCTTCAATGACTCCAATCGAGCCAAGGAAATCCGAAGAGACAACAATATCTCCTTCATCTCGTGCACCTGTTCTTGCAAGTCGTTCAGCGTTGTATCCATTTGTGCGAAAGTAATTTCGTAAGTCTGTTTCAAAGGTTGCTCCTCTAGCCTTATGGCTTTTTCTAGTTGTCATATCTACACATTCTCTGGTATGTCGTCGATGAACATATACTCTGGATTAAAGGCTACCCATGTCATGAGTCCTCCTCCTGCATCAGCTCTACCGTATCTATTCTTAACAGGTGCAACACCCATAGAAGTACCAACAACGCCGAGGGTACATATAAGAGCAGGAAGTTGAGCAACCTTGCCCTGAATAGCGGAGCGCGGTTGACACGGGCTGCCTGGGACAGCCTCCGAAGTGTGGTGTAGTACAACCACTGCAGCATTAGTCGCTCTCGCAAGATACTTTAACTCCTTCATTACTGCTCGCATAGATGCGAACTCTTCGCCACCATCGGTGGCTACGTCCATTAAATTATCTACTACAATAAGAGTTGGTGGGCAACCCCATAGTTCTTCGAATGCTTGCACCTCTTCATCAATATCCTGAAGTGTTGGTGCTGATTCAAATGACCATACAATATGTGAACCCTTAGCAAGTGTTGCCTTAGTCCAGCCATGGTCCACATTCATTAATGCTTCTACATCTGATTGAGACTTACCTGAAATCATTGAGGCTAATCGCATAGCCATAGTGTGTGCGTTGGTATCTGCTGAAACATAAAGTGTGGGGACTTTCATTTTCAAAGCAAGTGCTAGTGCTAGTGTTGACTTACCTACTCCAGGCGCAGCGGCGAACATCGAAACCTCAGAACGCCTGATGATAATCTTGTTACTTTCGAATGCCTTAAAGCAACTAGGGAGCGGTTCTCCACCAATACTGGAACGACCAACTGAGCGGACAAGTGTACGCATTCTTCATCATTCCCTTCTTTATAGAAAGAACGCAGCCACTTCTGTGGTACGTTTCGGTAGCTGCGTTCTCTCATCTATTTAATTAAAACGGTGCGTCTGTCATTGCCTTGCGGACATCTACATTGAAGTGCTTAAGTGTCTTACCACCACCACGGTCTTCAATAGATATAAACTTAACAGCAAGATAGTCACCCTGTTCAGGGCGCTTATCTGCCAGTGCCATCTTCAATCGAACCTGGCCTGCTGTTAGCGTACGCTCACCTTCATTGGTATGAAGTACAATCTTTGGTGCAATAGTACCATCGTCCCATGTCTGAAGACCGACACTTAGTACTGTTCCTTCTACTGAGTCACCGATGCTTTTGAAATTAACATAGGCCCCACTTGATTCATTCTTGAACTCAGGATTATCCCAGATGCTCATTGTTTCCCTCTCGCTAGTTTACTGGCTTGCATTGGTCAGGTGTTCCCTGAGGAGTTGGGCATGCCCAGAAAGCGTAAGGCTTTCCAGTGTTCTTGCTCACTCCCTGTCGGAAGATTCGTGCTCCGTGGATGCACGTTGGGCTCGCTGTCCCTGATGGTGTTACTGCGCTTGGTGGAGGTGTAAGTAACGGAGCCTGCACCTGGGGTGGAGCGGAGTAAGTGGATGGCGCTGTGCCTAGAGTTGAAGGCGTGGTCCCCAAAGGGGCTGCATTGTAAGCACCAACAACCAATCGTTGTACGGCTGCTACTTGCGTTGAGTAATCACCGATGCCTTCTAGTAAAACGCTGAGTTCATCAGCAGTGTTAGCACGGATATTAATCATATCCCCAGCAGGTGTCTTGTATGATACTTGCAGTTTCCATTCTTCCATTTGTTATCCTATCTTCGTTGAGAACTGACAGTGTGCTGTTAGTCCACATTTGTATTGGCAGTTGTTTGTGTTAGGTAAAAAGATTCCAGCCTTGCGTGCTTTATCAAAACCTGATACAAGATACTCAAGCTTATCTTCAGTGTACTGTTCAAGGCTTACTAATGGTGATACCCCATGCTGGCGTGCCATCCAATAAGTCCCCCACTTAATATCGATTCCATAGGTCTTTAACAAACCTATCTTATAGAATCCGAGTTGCAGTGTATTGGTTGGTGTTTGCTGAGAGGTCTTCAAGTCGACGATGACTAACTCGCCATTGACTTCAAACACTCTGTCAAGAATCATCTTGACTGGCACGCCAGCAAACTGAGGTAACATCGCTAACTCGATTGCTGGTATACCATCTGGAGTCTTCCAGATTTTCCAGTCAGGGTTAGCCTTGCGCCAGTCGATATAAGCTTGCACCCATCGAGGACCAGCATCTTGCCAGAAAGCAACGTTCTCTTTATCTGGGTTTGCCTTGGTTGCCCTGCCTCCAACACGTGCGTTGGTTAGGTCAGTGTCACCAAGTTCCTTAGCCCAGGCCTTCTCCCATAATTCATTCTGCATTTTCAAAGTCCCACATTTCTGTTGCTGTGTGGAAGGCACTGCCCCCTACTGACCAGACTGATGGAGCCTCAGGTACCTGTAGCAATCGCCCAAGGTAGTACTGATATCCACAGTCAACATAGGTGCTGAACGCTGAGTAACTCACGTGTTCAGGTAGTTCGTAATCTCCAAGTTGTATGCTCATGTCCAGATTATAGACATATTAGTGTCATGTTGTCAAGCTTTTTTTACACTTGACAAAGTCAGCTTCCTGTGTATAATTGATATTAATATATTATATAAGAAGCCCTTAAGGGGCTTCTATATAGTATATAATAATATATATTATATAGGAGAATAAACTATGTTGCAAGCTTTTACTGCAGTACTACTAGCACTTGCTGTTCACGATGTATTCTATGAACTGATTAGCAGATACCAGAACTACAAATTTAAGAAACATATGAAGGACTTCCATGACTATCTCGAAGACTGGGAAGCAGACGACGAGATTTAAGGCATAACAAAAGACCCCCCAACCTAGGGTGATTACCTTAGGAAGGGGGGTTTCTTGTCTCTATGGGCCTGCTAGGGCCCTTTAAAGGGTATTAAATCTTAGGCTTACTCTGCACAGTTCCAGCAGTGAAGGCTGTGATAACTGCTAGGATTGACCCTGAGTCCACTGCAAACTTCAATGCACTCCATGTTACCAGTGCTGCTGTGACGGCAGTCACAACTGACTTCCAGTCTTTAAAATCTACCTTCATTATTTACTCCATTTCGGTCTGCCAAATCCCACAACATGGGCTGTGAGTTTGCGCTTGTTGGTTTTCTTGTATGCTCTGATACGTACTGCAACTTCTCCACCATTGGCTTGTGAGCCTTTGGCTTTCTTCTCTGGTGATGTATTGCCTTCGATAGTGGTAAGGGTACCATCAAGGTTATCTTTAAGTACAATCCCTACATGTTCAACTGCAGCACCACCCTCGACAAAATCAAAGAAGACTATATCGCCAGGTTTAGGAGAGGCTGTCTCAGCATTACTCCATGCACCCGTACCTTGGAATGCGGCAACCCCACCTGGTGTCCATACTACGTTAGGCATTGACTTAAACCCAGCCTGTGATGCACACCACATTACAAATGAACCACACCATGGTTGCCCATCATGCTTAGTAAACTTGCCATACTTGGTATGATTGTTACCTTCTTCGATAGTCCCAACCTCTGCCTGTGCAACCTCAAGGAACTTATCTACTGTTGTCATTTTCTAACTAACTCCATTACTAAATCATGTAGAGTTTCAACCTTTGTTTCAAGGCGAACTACTGAATCTTTAAGACTTGAACCACCATTAGGCTTAAGTTCGTATAGGTAATGCTTAACCAACCATCTCACACCACCACTGAAAGCGGTAGCAATTGCTATGATGGATACGATTAGTCCCGCCCAATTTGCTGGTGTCATTTGTTGCGCTCCTAGGAGTTATAGTGTTCGGATTGTGAGTAGTAATATTCCACCGAAGCCAGAGAATCTTTTATCGGATGGTGTTCTATTGATGAACTGCATTGATTCAATTAGACCTGAGTATGCTTCTCCAGTTCTAAAGTCTTCAACAAGTACTGTATCACCAGCACTTTCTGTTTTTTCTAATTCAAGTAACTTATCATAGGCTGCATTTTCGTAGCCAACTTGTACCCCGTATGAGTCTAACTCTCTATCAAAGCATGCCAATGGATACTGGATAAGGCGTTGACGTGGGATTGCTGGCAATGCTTTTAATTGGTAGCCTCTGAATACGGGTCCTTTAGTAACATCAGATACTGAGCGTGCTAGAGTAAACTTAAATGATAGAGATTCTTGGGCACCAACAGGATAAGGAATACCAACCTCTGATGTAGTACTACCCTCTGAGAAGTTTCCAACTGTATATTCAGCACCTAAGGAATCAACAGACTTGATAGTCAACCCACCAGTAGAGGTATCAACACGTGGCTTTAGTGTTTTAAATACCTTGCTCTCAAGTGTATTGTAACGTATTTTACCTGTAGTTAGGTAGCCACTACTCATAAGACTTGCTGAATTCTCACGGTACACATGGCCATTAGTTGAGTTCGCATATGCTGTGGAGAATGCTAGGTCATCTGTCCCACTAAGGAATGCAACGCCAGTTGTCTGGTGTACTGTATCCCCGTTAGGGTAGTAAAGGTCATTAGCCCATACAAATCTTAGAGATTCAATCTCTGCTGTTAGGTCAATACGAATCAAACCTGGCTCTCCATCAACAGATGTAGCACACCATACAAATCTATCTCGTGCTGCAAAGTCATAGCATGGTTGGCTAGTCTCTACAATTAGTGGACCATAACCAATAGAACCATCAGCAGATATGTTTGCTGCACGAATACCCTTATCAGTACCAATCATCAAGTAATCTAGGTAGTAGAAAATCTTAAAGATTCGCTCACCAACTGGCATCTCAGCTGCAGTAATTGCAGATGTAATTGTTGACGGCATCTCACCAGTAGATGTTGATAGTGTAAACTTTTGAATTGTTGATTGGATTCCATTATAACCAGCTACATAGATTGCTGTGCCTGATGCGGCAATAGATGTATACACGTGTGTTGATGCTGGGTGTGTATACAATGCCGTAGGCATTGATGTCTGTGCTGGTGAGAATTGATAGACTACATTGTTTGCAGCCATGACAATACGGTCTTTAACATATTCCATGGTAGCATTAGTTACAGTATTACCTGTATCTTGGAACATCTGAGTATCTGATGTTGACTTGCTTCCAGTTAATGCTTTTTTATAAACAGTTAATCTTTGATTACCACCAACAGGTCTATTAGTAATCCAATATGCAGTTGTTCCATCATCGCATATTGCATGCACTGGGTTATCTGCTCCAGAGTTGTAGTCAATAAAGTGTGTAATTGTACTAGATGCTGTACCGTTAGGTGTAACAGCAGTAGATGTAACATTTGATGCTGTCTTAGCATATGAAAATGTCGTACTAGTTACAGCGGTAATTTCAAATGTGCCATTGAATGTAGCGTCGACACCTGAGATATCAACCATAGTTCCAATTGCATACTTATGTGCTACGCTTGTTGTAAGTGTTGCAACATTAGATGCCAATGCTTTATTTGTAATCGAGTATGTGATAGGGTTATATACTTTATCAACATCATACTCATCATGCAATAGGATAGCAGGAATTGAGTTGAACTTGATAGAGCGAACAAACTGAAATGGTCGGTCATTGCTAGCAATAGCACCAGTAGTTATATGGTTTTCAATACAAGAGTTTAGTAATGTAACCTTGCCCTTGTTCCATACATCGACACCCTTTGCATCGGCAAATCGGTAACTGATATTCTCGCCAGCTGATGGGTCATAGTAGTTAATGCCATCACCATTATGGAAAGATGACTGAGCGCGTACCCACCAACCAGTAATAGACTGTTCACCTGGTTCATTAGTTTGGTCAATCTGCTGCTTACGATACTGAGCAGTTTCTCTACGATATGGGAACTCATCGCTAGTCATTAAGAAGAAAGGTTGACCGCTGATAGCAATATCATAGGACTCAGCGTTACGAGTGTAAGCTGTTGTTGAGCTTGGGTTACTGAGTGCAAAAGGAATCTTTTCCGTGATATCGTAATCTATTGCCATTGCTCTCCCTAATTACCATTTACCTAGTGGACATGTTGCTGGTTCTAATTTAGTTTTCATATACATGAAGCAACCACATTCCTTACAAGTAGAGGTTAACTCTACAAGTTGAGGGCATGCTTTGCAGATATCAAATCTGCGCTCTGCTTCTTCTTTTGTTGCCCTTGGCGTTCCATTAATCATGTCCCAAGGTTTTACATCACCCATTAGCAAGGAACTTGTGGTGTACCTGGATACCCACCTGTTGAGCATGCAGTGTACGATACACATGGTTCGCCACCGCTCACATCGCTACTAGAGGTGAAGTGCCCACCAGTATTTGTTGTGCAGTACCAAGTCTGTGATGTACCACATGATTGACTTTCGGTTTCTGTTGTGCTGCTAGTTTCAGTGTAAGAAGAACAATCAGATGCTGTACATGTACGAGTTCCAGTAACTGTACGTGTACGTGATTGAGTGCCACCAGAACATGGTGAGTAACCTGACCAATCACCGTATGTATAACTCCATGCACCACATGTAGGTGTACAAGTTGGTGGTGATGGGGGTGTTACTGGTGGAGGCGCTGCAACAACTGTATAAGATGCGGATATTACTCCGTATAATAAATTCAACATTAGGCTGACAAGTCTCCAGTAGCAATAAATGTATTAGTTGCAGTGCAGATAATTGCTGTTACAGAATTCTGAGCACGGAAAACAAGACCAGGAGTTGCAGAGATTGTAACGCCTGAACCTGCAACAAGTGAAGTTGCGC